AGCCTTACTGCTTCATCAACTGTCATTTGGAGTTCCTCCTTCTTAGTTTTCTTCTCAGGTAAACCTTTATGCTTTGTAGATGCAAAATCTTTTACATCTTTAGTCTTCATACCACAAGCAGCTTTTGCAACCTCTGGTGTAGAAGCATTACCAGTTCTTTTCGCATTAAGAACTGCACCCATAAACCTTTGCTGTTTTTTAGAGACTGCTTCTTCATTAGTCTCTCTTGAAGCTGCTCGAACAGCTCGTCTAACATCATGTGCTACATCTGCTTTTACCTTAGCAGAGATTTCATTTTTAAGTCTGTCACGTTTTATTGCTCTCTTATGAGCTTTTTGATGATCTGCTGCTTTAGACTTATTTGCTTGAGTAAATGATGCAAGTTTTTCTTTACGCTTCTGGATTCCTTCCTTCCGCTTATCATCAAGATTTTCATTAACATCTACATTACCTTTGGTATTTGTAGGTGCATGAACACTTCGATGCCTTTGATCTCTTGCCTTTTTAGTTGCTTTAAGTTCCTTATCCTTTTGAGCATAAGTATCTTCTTCATTAACCCATTGATCTGATACCTTCATTTTAGGCATAACATCTTCAGGTCTAATGAGATCAATAATCTCAGCAAACTTTTCACCAGTGCATGTGCGAAGAACTACGTTCTCACCCATTCCACCACCATCACCACCGTTACCACCATTGCCACCATTACCGTTACCATTCTTACTCTCACCTTCATCCCCATCATCTTCGTCTTGAACTAGACGACCTCTACCACCTATGTGATATCCAGAGGGAATCTTTTTACATTTTTTATCAGTGTAACAATAATAATAACCCTTTTTACAGGATTTGTGCATGTGGTCTTCAAAAACGTCGTTATTAATCTCAGTAACAATTAAATCAACAATCTTTAATCCTTCAATCTGTGGATTGGGAGGAAGTTCGATTTTAGATTTTAATTTACGTTTTGCCACATCTCTCTCATTAGGATTTGACGATTTAGTCATATTCCTAATCTTAGCCTGTTTAGAGGCAGTCTTATGAGATTTTTTATCAATGGCAAAACTAGGCATTTTCAAACGCAGTTTTTTTCTATTTATCTTTTTCTTCCGCTTTGTTCTTTTTAAGTAACTTGGATAATTCTGCTGTTGAACCAAAGAACATAGCATTGGTAACGTTAGTTGGACCTTTTGGATTATCCTCCTCAACTTCTTTAATCTTCTTCTGAAGATCCATTAACTTATCTGTTGTATCAGAAACAGATTTAATAAGTTGACCAACAACCTCAAATGCTCTTGCATTTCCTTGATCAACTGCTATTTCTAAAGCACTATCTAATGCTTCTTGTCCTTTCTCAATAATAGAATATAATTGCCCTCTTGTATAATCATAATCCTTCTCTATATCAACATCTTTATTCTTAGATGTCTGTACTGGTTTCTTAGATTCTGGTTTTACAACTTCGGTCTCAACAACTTCTTCTATATCAAAAGTGTCATTTAGATCTTTAAATTTGTCAGTCATAGTCTTACCCATTCTCTTTCTTGATATATTCCACCCCAGTTTGCAGTAGGTTCTGGCATTGGAAAACTTACCGATAATCTAGAAGTAGTTGAAGTTGCCAGGTGCGGATAATGAGCAGGAATTTGAACTGCATCACCTGGTTCCATAATACTATCTATAATAGGTTCAGTATCCATCTCCATATTTTGATTGTATTGATTAGGGTCTACCTTATCCCAAATCTTCCAATGAGTCGTACCTTCACACTGAACTATAACATTATCATTATCATCGAAATGAATACCAAAAGGATGCTTTTGATCTATATTAATACAACTGTAAATATGTGCGTCAACTGCGGATTTAAATTCTTTTTCAATCTTATATGCCAAATTATTGATTGTCTCTGTTGTTCTAGACATCTCACTAAACCAACAAACATATTTTTGTATTGCTTCTCTTAAAACCGTAGGAGGATAACATCCTGGATTAGTTGTCCATACATCATTTTCCCATACCAAATGTGCTTCTGGAGAAAGTATATGAACCTTCTCTTGAGTCATTAATGGTCGTATGTTTATTATATTCTCGAATTCATTCCAAGATAATAAATTAGGATGATAATCCTTCAAATATTGTGGCTTCATGTCCCACTAAATCCAAAGTCATCTCCTGCTTCTATAAGTGCATTATCGGCACTAGTAATTCCTTTGACATCACTACCACGAACATGTTCAATGGCAGTTGTATTATAAGAAGCACGTTTTACAGTTAGTTTATTACCAGTAATATCAGTAATATACATTGTCTCATTATTAATATCAATATATGTTTGTTCTGCTAATCCTGCAGAATCATCTACAGGAATAATAGATGCTGTTGCAAGAACATCTTCTGAGAGATTTGCAATAACATCTCCAGTGTAATTCTTCGTAGCAACTGGTGTAGCATATGTAATCTGACGACCAGAACCTGCAGTACTTTTTTCTCCAGGTGAAATACCAATAGATACCTTCTTGATAAGATCTTTTGGTGTACTTGGAACTGGACCAAATAGGTATGTTTTAGCAGTAAAACTTAAAGTATACAATAATACCCGTCTTGAAGTATAATCTCCTTCATAGTTATCTTCAAAAGTAACATTATCTAGAGTAATTGGAATATCTTTTTTCTCTCCAATAGTATCTACTAGATCAACTGTAATAGTATAATTTGGTTGAAAATATGGAAGTATTTGCTCTACGATTTGTAATGCGTCATCATTTAGCAAAGTCATTATGGACAACTCAAACTGCATGTTATAAGGAACAGGCATATAAACCTTACGCACATCCTTCTTATCAGTTTTTATTGTAGTTACAAAAGTCTGTGTTGCACCAACCTTCCTAGTAGTATCATATTCAATGCCCGTAAATTCAAAAGACATTCTGGGCAAACTCATAGATACTGGTTTATTCAGATCTGGTTGTTGCTCAATTCTTGCTAAAAACTTCTGAGTTGGACCATATGCCAATGGAACTTTAATAATCGCAGATGGATCAGCAGAACTATCACCATCTCTGTGAATAGTGATACTATTGAAGAGAGTACCGAATCCAATTACGGTTTTTCTAAAAATTTGATGGTAAAAATGATCAAACATAATTATACATTTCCAAATGGGTTACTTTCACTAAAGTCTAATATATTATCTGCTTCAGACTCTATAGTTGCATTTTGAGGGAATCCAGTTTCTGGAAGATCATCACTATTTAGATCACTTATACAGAACCTTGTTGAAGTTTCTTGACCAACAATGTACTCTCCTTTTTGGAATGTTCCTACAATCTGACCAACTCTTAATTCTCTTGTAACAGCATTCCAAGTCTTAACTTGAGCAGTTGCACTACTTGCTGTACCAACTATATCCTCTCCTCTATTAAATGAACCAGTTCCTCCAGTTTGTACTGGTGGTGCAATTAATATTTCTGGAGTATCAGTGTACCATCCACCACAAGATTCGTAAACAAGTGCAGTAACTGAACCTGCAGCAGATACAACTGCTTTAACCACTGCTGGTATAGTTGTACTACCAATACCACTATATCCATCAGGTGCAAATGCTACCGTTGGAATTCCAACATAACCTCCACCACCATTAGTGATAGTAATGATACCACAAACACCATCAGCAATATTTGTTATAGCATATGCTCCACTACCAGTATCGGTCATAAATCCAACTCTTGGTGCTACAGTATATCCAGAACCTGGATTTGTTAAATTTACTGCTTGAACTCTTGATAGATCTTCATTTGGTTCACAAAAATCTACAAGACCACTAATCATAGAACTAACACCAACTGGATTTGTTCCCCCACTTGGAGCAGATGAGAATGCAACTTGAGGTGGATGTGTATATCCAGAACCTCTTCTAGAAACGATAACATTACGAACACCACCATCAACTAACGTTGTAACAGCAGTTGCTTGTGATGCTATTCCAGCAAGAGTCATTGTTTGAATATAACCCTCTTCTTCAACATTATCATCAATAAAGTCGATACCTGTATCCACTTCTTCATCGTTGTAGATGAATAGTTCACATCTTAACTCATAAACATAATTTTTTTGTAATTGATAAAATGGTTTTTCGTGCTCTACATATTTAATCTCAAATAATCTATCACCTAATGGGAAGTATATTAAATCTCCTTCTTTTGGTCTACTTGCTAATTTAACACCTTTTAATGGTTCTATACGCTTCTGTATTTCTTCCTCATATCTTTCCTTTGAGATTATTAATGTCAAATCATCTAATTCTTGAACACCAAACTTAGATAGAAGTGTTCCTGCTCCAGAATATCCATCAAATGTCTCTACGTATGCTTCTAAAGGAATAGCATTACCAAAATTGGACCTGGAGACTTCCTCTATTACTGTTTTTTCAGTACCATAAGTCCTTGGTATGTAATAAACTTCCACACCAAACATCTTTAATTGTTCATTCACTAAGTCCTGAACAAGATTCTGTTCGCCTTTAGATCCGTGAAGGAAGAATGGATTAAGTGCCATGTTCCTAACCTATCATATCTAAAGGTGGTAATTCGTAAGTAGAAGACATCTTTTCGATAATGGCATCCATCTCTTTCTGCCCATCATCTTGTATTTGTCTTCCATTCATCTCAATACCGCCTGGTAATTTAACTCCTTGGAACTTACTTAAGTTAACACCCCATTGACGCTTAATTAAAGCAGTCAAATAAGGTTTTAAAAATCTATCATTCCATATTTGATCAGAAGTTGCAGGATCTAATGCTCTATAACAATCTAAGATTATGTAAGAACCAACGTCAATAGACTTCCAATCAACATCAAGATATAACCTATCTTCTCTTTGATTATATCTTATTTGTTTTTGTGTTGATAACAACCAATCCAAATCCTCAAGATAACTCTTGGTCATTGAATATGTTAATAATTCAGTTGATCCCAAATAATAAATGTCATTTAAGAATAACTGATACTTGATACTGAACATTCCTGCAGAAAGTCCACCACCACCTTCAAATTTAAATACCTTTGATACACCCATAACTGAGGGTGGAACTTTTATATAATTACTATTCTCATACCAGTTAAAAGTAACATTTCCTTGATTAGGAATATTATCAGTTACAGAGGTAGAAGCAATTCCTGCTTTACCTCCTTCATGTGGATACTCAACAGTACCTCTGTCAATGTCTTCTTGAGTTATTTGATACTTCAAAAATGCTTGAGTAGTACCATCAAAATGACGTTCATGAAATAATTGAATAGCATCATCCACCAGATCGTCAATCTGTTCGTCAGCTACGTTAATCTCCAATACAGGAGAACCAAGTTGCCTCTTGCAATAATCTATTAAAGTTTGGCGACTGGTTGGTTTTGCCATGTTACTTGTCTAATAATTTGCCTATCATATCTTTAATGTCACTTATGTCAGACTTCAATTCTTTTACATCATTTTCAAGAGAATCTACTCTCGCAACATCCTTTTGTTTTAAACGCCGTAGGGCAAGGTACTTACCATGCCCCTTTTTATCAACGTTTATTATAGCGTTAGAATCTGTATCTCTTAACAGATAACTATGACCCTCAACTTTTAGAAATCGTGGTTCCATATTACGCTAATGCAATCGCTCTCAAATCCCTTATTCTAGGTGGATATGCTTGGTTTGTAGATGTTCCTACAACCTTAACACTAAAGTACCTGAATTCAGGAAGGTTATCTATGGTGAACTCATAATCACTGAACGGAATGTTATCACTACCATGTGCTAGGACATCGGTCTTAGGAATCTTCTTATCAGGAAGTCCAGTATTCTTAGCAATATCAATGATATTACCATTGATATCGAAGTTACCGTATCCAGGGAATGGATAATAAATTGGTTCAGATTCAAGACTATCAGAGATTGCATAGAATGCTCTAAGGTCACTGAATGTATTCAAGTATGCTGCCAACATAAGTTTAATAGATGTAGCAGAGTTTTCTAATGCAATTGGTTTATTTGCATAGATAAACGCTGTTGGATCATCTAATAATGTTGACGCTCTAGAGTCTCCTGCATAATCAGTAATTGGTTGGTTAACTCTATTACTAATGAGTACCATACCAACTCTATCTAAGTCAATAACTGGAGAAATATCACTATCAGCAGTTGATAAAGTGAATGTTACTTCCAATGACTTATTGCCAGGACGAGAATCTAGTTGCTCAAGTTCATTAACTTTAGATGCGATCATTCTTGGTGCTTCAAGGAATGTGTCATCTTCCATATTAATTGGGACTGATTCAGTCTCAACAAATGAGGATTCTGATCCATCAATACTCCTTGCAGTAGTACCTGTAAGTTCAGCTTTAATAGAAGTATTTGGTAATACCATTGTCTGAACAATAGGTTTAATCGCTTCAAATTGGATGTTCTGTGTTGCATGTACACTGTCACCACCAGCAGACTTAGACTCATTAATGTATAATTTGGGGAATCCAACACCAGTACCTCTATCAGTACCAGTTGTACTACCCATATCAAGTTTCAAATAATAAGAATCAAGAGTTATCGGTCTTTCAGGTGTAGCATCTTGTAAACTATGAGTTTTATTAATACGTCTCAATGAGACTCCATTAATCTCATATTTTTCAACTGGTGTCTTATTTGGATATGTAAATGGAATTGTTTGATCAACAGATCTTGTAATTCCAGTTAATGATCCAGCAGCAATACCAGTATAAGAGATGATTTCATCGTTAACCTTAATGTAACCAGGATTGGTGGCAGCAACTCCAACATTTTCAAAGGTTTCAAATCCTTCAGTATTGGCAATACCAATAGCAGCAGAACTAGCATTATTATATTCAGAAGTTAAAGTAGTTGTCTTGACATCTGATGCGACATCGCTAATGACTACCTTGTTAATCCTTTCATGCATACCGTGGTTCTTATGATTCACTTTAATATGCATTCCATCTTCTTCTAATGAATTTAGAGCAAAGTCACTAATCACAACATCAGAACCAAATCCAACGGATACCATAGTGGTGATTCCAGTAGAAGGACTAATGTATTGAAGTGGTTTTGAGTTACTAATTTCAAAGTCACCTTGAACGTTATCTAGAACCAAATCATTGATTCCAGTAACTGCACCCAATGATAGTTGCATATTTCTACCCAACTGATCATTACCAATTGTAGGTACTGTTAGAACATCACCAACTTGATATCCAGAACCACCAGCGTTAATGGTTGCAGCAATAGCAACACCATTATTTCCACTAGCAGCACCGATAGTAATATCAGCAGTTGCGTTCTTACCAATTCCACTAAAGGATGCTAAAGCAACATTAGAGAATGTAAATTGATTACCATCTGAAGGTGTATAACCAATACCAGCATTAATTATGCTTAAATCGCCAGTTGCGGAACCACCAGCACCAACATAATCTGCTCGTGCATTACCATCTTTCTGAATAACTGTATTACCTAGAACTAATCCAGAGGTATTAACAATATCGTTAGTAGATACAATTAACTTCTTAGAATTAAACTCCAGTGAATCTTTAACCAATGTAGCAATCTGATTATTACCTTTTGCTAATTCTGGGTTAAAGAATGACACAGTTCCAGTCTGTTCCATAAATTTAGCACCATAAAGTGTAAATTTAAGGTCTTCATACTGACTTGGGTTCCATGTAGATCCATTCTGTGACTTGAATAGTGAACCAAGCATTGGTTGTGCGGACACAATTACCTGTCTTGATTCTGGTTGCATTAGAGTACTAATGTCAACTTCACCCATTCTAGAAATCCAACATGTATACTCATTGGACTGAGACAGTAGAACTACTGAATGATCAGTTCCAGATTGTAAGTATACTGGTGATGGGAATGTTACCTGAGTAGGTGTTCCACCATCTACAGATTCAATAATATCTTTAGGTTCAAGAATTACTTCACCAAATGGATATACCTCTTCTGAAGGTACACCAGCAATCATAGGTCTCAACTGTACCGTTACTGGTAGCAGTGGATCTTTTGTTCTGAAGTAAACGTCAATAGATGTTACGAACATTCCACTTCCATTCTGCACTGAGAATGATTGAGCCAGTGGATCTTTACCACCCCTCGGAGGACGTGGAGGTGGTGCAGGAGGATCTGGTGGCCTTGGAGGTGGTGGTGGAGGTGGAGGTGGCGGTGGCTGCGGCCTCGGTGGAGCAGGTGCTGGGGGAGTAGCAGGTGCTGGAGGTATCGGAGGATTTGGCCTTGGGGGAGGACTTGGGGGTGGTGGTGGAGGTGGAGGAGGTGGTGGTAGCGGTACGACACTAGTTTGTGTACTTGTCGTTACTTGCTGTGTAGAGGTAACCTCTGTTGCAGGTCTGGATTCAGCTGCTGATTGAATATCAAATCTAGGTCTTCTAGTAGATCTGATAGTCTCTTGCATATTATTCAGTGTGCCCTGAGCAAAGTATTGCTCTTCACCCATTGTTCCAGTCATTCCACCAATATTACTATTGGTTGAACTACTTGTTAATCTGAATAGTTTAGTTCCTACTTCAAATGATGGATTAGAAGGAACATTTGGATTAGGAATGTAGAATGATCCTAAAACTGTTCCTACATGATCAGAGAATAGTCTTACATCTGTAATTTCTGCTTCACCATTAGAACCACGGAGTCTCATTCCAGTTCTAATCCATCCACTATAAAGACCCTGAGTATTATCTGCTAGAGATACAGTATCTACATTAAGAAGAATTGAAGAACTTGAATATGTGGCAGGAATAGTATATTGATCGTTATAAGGACTTAATGTGTAAACATCTGTTGGTGTCGCAATTGGTCCTAACTTATGGTTGGATGTTGCAACCCTAAAGGTAACAGCAGGAGTTGACTGACTTACACCAGTAACAGTTCCTGTTGCCATCGTTCCAGTTACTAATTCACCAACTTGGAACGTACCACTAATCATCCTAATCTCTAAGAGTTTAGGTATAATAAAGGCATTTACATCCTGTCCATCAAAGAATCCATAAAGTCTTGTTAATGGTTTGAACTTACGTCCAGTAAATTCAATATTCCTAGACCTCATGAATGCAATAACAGAAGTACTTACAACTCTATCTCCTTCATTTACAACATCAGTAACTTCACTGATTCTAAGTCTTTCACCACTTCTATTAGAAGTACCAGTTCTAGTTGTAGTTGTAGTAGTTGTAGTTTCAAAATTATTTGTGGTTACAATTGCACTTCCATTATTTCTCGATGTAGATCCTGTCTGAACAGTATTACTTGTAGTAGTAGCACTAGATCCTGTCCATGTAGTATTCCAAGCACCCCATCTAACAGGTCCTAAACCAGTTTGTGGGTCATAACCATCAAACTCTAACTGTCTACGTGTCTGAGTATAATTATCAACTTGAATCTGTTGAGGTGCTAATCTAACTTGGTCAATCCAGATATCAGATGATGGGAATAAGACAATATTACCAGTATAAGTTGTAACTAGGTATGGAGTAACATTCTCAACTCTAGTTGCATAAACCTGTTTAATTGCAGGTTGAGGATTATAATCTAGTGTTAATAACTGACCTGTTCTTTTAACACCAGAACCAACTAAATCAGTAACAAATCTTGGGTCTGCAGTTGGACTTGCTGTGGTTCCAATTCCAATTAAAGACTTAGATCCAATCAACATATCAACTTCAGTAGTAAAGTGTGTTGGTCTTAATTCTAAGTTTATTGGGTCAACACTATTAGTCACCTTACCTGGTTTCAACTGAGTTGATGTTCCAGTAAAGTTATCAACGTAAATACCTGATTTAAATCTTGTTAATCCAGCATTATCAGGAATAAACAAACTTTCTGTATTAGATTCCAGAAGAGAAAGTGCAGTATAGTACTCTAAATTCTGAATTCTATCTTCCAATAATGCAATATCTTGCATTCTATATCTCTTATGAGACTTAAGACGAACTTCTATATTCTCAGCATTACAAATGTATGGTGGAAGGTTGATATTTGCAACTTCCAAAGCATCCTCAATAGGTATTGGTGGTAATGGATCATCAGCAGGAATACCTTTAACTAATTGAAAATCTCCACCTTTAGTTAAATATAATCTATCAATTCTTCCCTGATAGTATGAATAATTAATTCTTATTGATTCATCAGATGCTAAAACATTTTTAGCAGAGTTAGTAGCATTAGAAAATACCCTTGCATTAAATTCAAAAGGAGATACTCCAGTTTGATCTAAATTAAAGTTTGTTACTCTTGGTCTAATATCAATAACATCTGTCAATCTTGTTCCCTGTCTAATATCAGGTAATACACAGAAATCAATCTGATCATAAGATGATACTGTAGTAATATCACCATCATCTGTAGATGCAAACTCTGCAGATTCAAAAATAACTCTTAACTTCTTACGAGGATCTCTACTATTTGGTTTTCTTATTAATCTAGAATAATCACAAATAGTCTCTCTTTGACCACCATCTAAAACAAATCTTTCCTTAATATCAGGATCACCTGGATCAAAATCGTTAATAGTTCCAGAAATTCCACTCTCAGCAAATTCAATTTGCTCATTTAATTCTAATCTTAAGTCACTAAGATATACAAATGCTGCTGTAGTACTATTAATCCTTTCAATGTATATACCTATAGCACCCGTTGTTTTACCAACAAATTCTTCACCAGCAATTAAATCATCAACACGTCCAGTTGGTCCATTCATATTGAATAGAGTAACTGTTGGTAGTAATGGATCAGCAAGAGCACCAGATTCAAATACACCATAAACTTTGGTTACATCAGGTTCACCAAGACAAATCTCTCTATCTTGAACTCGTAAACCATAACCATAATCACCATATGTTAATCCATCATTTAAGGATGTTGTTCCAACACCAGATGTTACCAATTTAGACTTGTTAACAACAATAGAGTTAGTTCTAACCTTATTTTTAACCTTATTCTTAATATTAATCTTCTGCAATGTAGCAATTAATCTTGCAGATCCAGCAGTAGCAGACAATCCAAATATTCTTAATTCTCTACCACCATTTGTAAAACGAAGTTTGTCTGCTGTTAATTCTTCAGTAACACCAGCATCATTAACTAAAATATATCTTTCTTCATCATAAGGTAAGAATGTCTCATTCTGTGCTGCTTGAACTGTATTAGTAGCATTAGCAGTAATAGTTACATCATACTCTTTTCTAATTGTAATAGATGATTCTGTTACATCAACATCTGAGATCCACTTTTTAGGAAGAGGTGTATATAATGTGTTGTCTGTAGAAGATTGGAATTTAGAACCAAGTAATTTAAAATCACTTACATTTGTTTGTGCTGTAGGCAATCCACCATCACAAATACCTGCTACAGTAGTAATACCAGCAATTCTAATTGAATCAGCATTAACAATAGAATCAACAATACCAAAAGATATAACTGGAGATGCTCCAGTATTAACTGCTGGGTTAGTATAAGATACAAGATCACCAACTTTTATCTTCTGGAAGAATGAGATACCAGTACTTGTAACTGTTGATAAACCAGGTGCTGTACCAGTTTTAGGAGCAATCTGACATGTTCCAAAATTAAGTTTCTCTTTATGCTTAATATCAGCATTAAATGTACCAACTCCAACAGTACTATTCAATGATTTTACATCAGATATTGAATATGCAGTTATTGCTGTTGCAATTCTATTATCATCTATACCATTAAAGATTAATTTCTCACCTGGAGTAAATGAACCAACTGAGTTATATGCAGTAATAATACCAGTAGTTGTAGCATATCTTAAGTGAGCAGTAGCACCACTTGCCTTACCTTTAATATAAGTTGGTAGAGACAATGATACTGCTTGGTTTACTGTAATCTCAGTATATGGTTGAATATCGTAGAGTGTAATATCCCACTCATTAGTTTGAGGTAGTGCTGAGGAGTATGATCCAGACTCTAGAGCATGGTCATAAACTCTTGCTAGTCCAATCTCCTTACCACCTGCTACATGCCCAACAGAACCGATTCTGGAGTCTCTAAGACTAATATAAGATGTTGTAGTAAATCCAATCTTTGGAGCACCATATGCTCTATTAACAGTTAAAGTTGGACCAGTGTAATAATTGACTGCCTGATCTTTTAAAGTTTTCTTTGTTCTTGTCTTCTCAAAATCAAGATATACAACATTTCTTACAGGAACTTCAAAACCCTTGATAAATGCTTTACCTGGAGAGATTTTATAAGTACCCAAGTCATAACTTGGTTTATTATTGCTATATGTTAATTGATTTGAATTAAATACTCCATTATTTCCTTGCTTATCATTTAAAGATTCTTTTGCAGATATCTGGAATGGTTTAACATAAAAATCACCAGCATGACTGTATGTTCTTCTTGCTAACTCCTCACCAAGTTCATTATATTTGATTTTATCATCAATATGAGCTACAGATCCATTACGAACGATCAATAACTCAACAAAATTTTCATTTTTCTCAGAATCTAATGACTTCTTAACTAATGTTGCTGTTACCTTTAATCTATCAGCACCAGGAGCAGCAAAATTATTAAATCCTTTTGCATTATCGGTAAGAGATACATCTTCACTTGATGTAATAACAGTCTCTTCAATTTCTAAACCAACTCTATATGTTGGAGTATCGCTACGAGCTTCTAAAATTAATGTTTGAGCAGGAACTCTTACAAATTGACCTCGTATAAAATATACACCATCAGATAAGAATACAGCAGATCCAATAGATGATGCATCTGAGGCAACAGTTTTAGCACATCCTTGTCCTGCTTGTAATGTTATATTAGTATCTTCTGCTACTACATTTTCATCAAGGATTAGTGATTCATCATCATCAAATTGCTCTTTATCATTAAGACCTTGACCAAGATAAGTCACAATCATTGTAAGGTATCCTCTATCGGATGCTCCTTGCAAAGTAGTAATAATTTTAGCTTTTACACCAGAATTTGAACCTCTGACTATCGTGTTAGTTAAATATCCCCAATATTTTGTAAGATCAATACCAAGAAATGTTGTTTCAACCTCAACAGTAAAAAGTGTATTATTATAATTAATCTGCCCAGGAATTACACAAGAACCCTCCTTAAACAAGTGTGTTCCTACTTGCTCTATTTGATTTTGAAGGATTGACTGTAAAGTTGTTAATTCCCTTGCCTGAATTGGCAATCCTGGTTTAAATAGTACCTTATGAAAGTCTTTCGTAGCATCGAAATCGTCAAAATAAGGCGATACATTGAGATTAATTTCTTGTGCCATAGTTGTCGTGTATTACCTTAGAATTGCAAAATAACCTTAATGTCTTCTCGCTGGTTAGCAGATCTTGTAATAGAAGGTCTGTTATCAACGTAAAGTATCGTGCCAGTGTATTTTTCTACCTCTGGGTTAGCAACACCTTTAATAAAGGTTTGTCCCAAATAATATGTTTTATTATTTATCACTGTACTTATACCTGGACTACTGGCAGATCCGAATCCTGAATCTATGTATAAGTCTTTTGTTCCACCTACAATTTTTAAATTACCACCAGTAATAGGTTCACCACTAAATTCATTTAATTCAAACCCATATGTTGGAGATGCTTGTTGTGTACCATCAGTATTAAATCCAACTAAGGATCTATCCTGCCAATATCTAAGAACACCTGTAGTTTTATCATAAGATACAACTCTTCCAACAGCAGTTTGACCTGTTCCCACTTGCTGAGTAATAAAACTATTACTTGCAAATGTAGTTGTCTTGTAATCATCATCATTAGGAGATAACCCCTTTAATACCAAACCTTGAAGAGCACTTGCTCTATCATCTGTAATTACTGAAGTAGATTCAAATGCTTGTGGATTTTCAACAATTCCAATCCTAGCAACCTTAGTTCCTGTAACAAAGTCAGGGTTTGAATCATCATTTTCAATTCTTGAGAAGATTAGTACGTTTGATGCTCCTAACTCTTTATAAATGTCATATCCATGACCTCCTTGAGGAGGAATAATAATATCAAATATAGGAGTTGTACTACCAGTTGGAACATTACCTCCAACTAAATCAACAGACCCATATGTATATCCACTACCACCGTTTGAGATAGTAATTGATTCAACTTTAGAGTCGTTGTTAATAACAATAGTACATTCTGCACCTGTTCCATCTCCTTTAATAGGAACTCTAGTATAAGTTGTGTTTGGAGGACCAACTAAGAACCCTCTATTAGTAATAGTAGCAACTTTAATTTGACCACTAGTTTTAGCATTATTTCTAATAGTTGTATAATCATTATTCGTCTCCCAATCTACAGGAAGAGGAATAAAGTTAAGTGAGTCAAATTTAATAATATCACTAGGACTAATAGTATAAAGATACTTCCAAATATATCCATCTCCAGAAGTACCAGCAACACGAGGTTCTAAATCAGTAAATTTTGGTTCATCCAAAGATGGTTTTCCATTTGGGTTTTCTGGATCTATTCCATTATGCAAACAAACGTATACTCGAAATTCGCTGTTTACAACATAGAAGTTAGATGAATATAAACTAGTCTTATTTGATGCATCTGATAAATTATTTCTGTTAATATCGTGCCTATACATATCATAGATTGTTGCCGATGCCCATGAGAGTTTACGAACAACAGGTCTAATGTCATCTGCTGAGATTTTTTTCATTGCGATCATTGTATCCCAATAAAAATTCTCGTCATCAAAACAATCTCTGGGAGCAGGAGGACTTGTATCCCAGTCAGATTTATTTTCAGTAGCGTTAGGGAGACCAATGAAGGTATAAAATGAATCTGTTGATGAACGAATTCTGTCTATAAAAGACCTTGCATTCTTGATTCTCAACTGATCAGTTATAATCGCAGCCATTTTCGAGTATAAGGTTTTGCTATGTTTTATTTATTATGTAATGTAACCGCTATATCTGAGAGGGTTAGTTCGTCGAATTACAGGATTGGTTACAATTCCTGCTTGACTTGTTCCATGAACAGCAGTAAATGCTTGTTTTTGGAGTCTAACAGTGAAGTTAACTTTACCCCATGTATATTCACCATATGATGAAGTAGTTCCATAACCAACAACATTATCAAAACTAGAAATCTTTGCAACTACTGTTGTAACTGTTGTTGCAATACCTACAGAATTACCACTCACCTCTGAAGGGATAAACCTAGTATTATGAGAATAATGTACACATTCATACATTGCATCCATACAAGTAGTTCCTATTCCAAGAACAGAATTATCTCCTCTTAGAGTAGTAACAGGTCCATTTACACCAGATCCTACAATATTAAAGAGATATCCAGTTTGAATACCACTTTGTACTAAAGAGAATCCAGATTTAACTTTAGAATCTTGTGGAAGATAGAAGTCAAACGTTATACCAGTTGATGCAACACCTGCAATCGAAGTTGTACCAACACCAACAATTATTCCATAATCACCTTCGTATGTTGCCTTAGGACATTCTTCTTTTACCCTTGAAGGTGGAGAAATCATGACCTCAGGTCCAGCAATAGTTCCGACTTTAAACTCCATTCTTCGAGTCAATGCCCATCTTCTATTGGTAGTACCCAATCCAACATTATCATAAGTATCAACAAACAATTCATCATTAGGTTGATAACCTGTACCACCATCTACAACAGATACTGCACCAATTTGATAATTTACAACATTAATTTCAATATTAGCAGTAGCACCTCTGCCCATTCCAGTCTTAGTTTTTAATTTTGCTTTAACAAATGTATTAGTTCCATTTTCTAAGAATGGGAATCCAAGACCTTGTTGAATTACTGAAAGTGATGTTAAAGGACCATATATGTAACCTGTTCCACCACTTCCAACAGCAATAGAGGTGACTATACCTGCAGTTATAGAAGCAGTTGCAGTAGCAGCATCTGTACTCAATGCAGGATTAAATGGATCTTGAATTGTGACTGTTGGAGCACCAGTATATCCAATACCACCAGATGTAATATTAACAGATTGAACTGATCCACTACCAATTATAGCAGTTGCCTTACAAGTTTCTACTTCATCTTGATATAATATCTCAACTTTTTCACTATCAGTAACTAACATTGCTTCCATAGGATCATCAAATAGTGATCTTACAGAATATACAAATGCAGAAGTTGAATTTATACCAACATCTTCAAGAATATTTGAATATGGATGAATATTTGGTTCATAATAAACTCTATCTTTAGGAATAAATTGATTGTCAATAATCTTATCTATATTCTGTTTTGACCAATTAATTGGTCTTTGAAGTAATTCATTTTGTGATACACCTTGACCAGCATAGTTATTGGTAATAATAGTGTCTGCAGATTTAACATCCATTACAAGACGCTCATCTTGATTAAATGTGATGTCAGTATCACTATACAATTGGACATCATCACCAACTTTAAGAGTTGGAAGGACATCAACTGTTTTAACGTCAATAGTTTGAGTACCAGTGTACATCAATATTTTTGCAGTATCTCCAATAGTGGTAAATCCTGCAACACCACCCTTAGGTGCTTCTGTAAATCTAAGAGTGCTACCACCAGTAAAGGTATAACCTTCACCAGGTGTTTGTAGAACATCATTTATAATAACTAATAGATTAGATTGTAATGTAATGCCAGCATTTGCTCTTGCAAAGAATGATACTCTATCACCATTAAGTGCTAGTGGGAATAGTCTTCTCTCACCATTAAAGTATGGAGTAATATCATCAAGAACTAAGAAGTCACCAACATTCCAACCAGAGAATTTAGATGCATAAGTTTCATCAACAGTTAACTGGAATTCCTTATAAGATCCAACTCCAACAAATTGATGATTATATCTTTTACCAACAGGAGCAACACCTACATTCATTCTAATTGTTGTTGGAGTTGTAGAAGCAATACCAACACCACCATAAATTGGATCAGTTTGTCTTGGATATGGATTTATAGAACCATAGTTATCACTAGAACAAGTAAAGAGTAAAGATTCATTAGCAAGTCTAACAATATCTCCAGTATGCAAACTATGTTGACCCACAGTTAATGTCATCCATCCAGTAAATCCATCATAAGTTGCATTTTCAACTTTAAATCTCTTTTCTACAGGTGCTTTACCAATATTCAATGTAATTGTATTAGCAGTTGTTGCTCCCACAGACACTGCATTATTATACATTGGATCACTAGTAGTAATACCTGACTTACCAACATTAATTGTAATGGTTGTTAAAGTAGTTGCAGCAATACCTATCGTTGCATTATGTGCAAAATCAGTTGTTCTTGGATATGCATGCTCTGTACGATGATCATCCAACTCACAAGTAAATGTTATACCACCTGTTATAATTCCAACAGTGTTAGAACCTGCTGTTAAATTATGCTCTGGGAATGTTAATATTAAATTACCAGTATTTCCATCATAATCCGCAGTAGTTGGTGTAAGTGCTGTTCCTACATTAGGTACAATAGATCCTGCAGTAGTCCTTACAAATCTATGCTTATTCTTAGTAGAACGTGGATAAGTATGTTCAGTCTTATAATCATCCATCTCACATTTAAATGTAAGAGCATCTTCAGTTAAACGAATAGACTCACCTGCTTTCTGAATTCCATTAGTTATTGCGGAAGAGAATGTATGTGCATAATTACCACCTGCTCTAACAGCATTAGTTGCACTACTGAGTCCAGCAACAAATCTATGGTCAGAATCAGTTCCAATACCAACAAAAAGTGTAATTGTAGTGTCACCCACGCCAGTAATAGGAGTACCTACACCAGCAATAGGATCAGTTCCAGGACGAGGATATTGATGAGTAGTTGCGTAATTGTCCTGAGAGCACTGGAAGTTAATACTATTAGGTGCAATCACAACAGGTTCTCCTGCCTTCTGTAGACCGTTCTGATAGGCAGAGACGAAGGTATGAGGATTGTTTATACCTAAAGTAGCAGTACCAACGCCAACATTGAAGGTATCATCAGTAACACCAGAGATAACAATGAATTTTCCAGAGATTGGGTCTGTAATTGTAGAACCAATAGAAGCAGAACGAGGATAAGACTTTGTACCACCACTACCGTAATTGCAACTGAATGATATTGATCCATCTTCAAACTTAACTCTGTCACCATTAGAGAATCCATGTGAAGGAACAGTACATGTCATTATACCAGCCATTGGGTCATATATGGCGTTAGTTACAGTATAGTTACTTGGTCCTGTAAGATCATGTTCTCCAATCGCAAGAGTCATGTATCCAGTGGTTGAATTATACTCAGCACCAACAGGGGTATAATAAACAGTACCAGATGCACCAACCATAACCTCAATATTACTTGTTACTACACCAACAACTGGTAACCACTTATTGCTACTAGGATCAGTTGCTCTTGGATAAGAATGAATAGTTGAATTACCATCCATTGCACAAGTAAAGCTAATTGAATTATCTACAAATTTAATCCTATCACCAGTCTGAAGTGCATTTAATGTCGTAATACCTGATAATGTTAATGTCATACCACCAGTACTAGCATTATACAATGCATGAGTCACTGTATAGTCCTCAGAACCCTTTAATCCATGATCAGGGATAGTAAGTACCATTTCACCTGTTTCAGGATTATATGTTGCATCATTAACAGAATGACCAACAGTAGCAGATGTACCAACATTAATAGTAATTGTATTGGTATCTTTTGCAGTAATTGCAGTTACACCATAACCGAGAATAGGATCACCAGGTCTTGGATAAGCATGTTGAGTTGCTTGACCGTCCATCATACAATTAAATATAATTCCACCAGTATCAATACCAACGGTTTGACTGGTTGTATATGGATGACCAGCAATTGTTAGAACCATATCACCAGTATTTGCATTATAAGTTGCATCTGTTGGAGTAAAGGCAGCAGCACCTGTTACCTTAACAGCATTAGAAGTTGCAGTTACAAATGTATGATCATATGCACCACCACTTATAACAGCACTATTCGCAGCACCAACAAATGTATGTGGATATCTACCACCAGCAACAACAGGAGTAACAGAATTATGAGTCTTAGTCTTAAAGGTTGGAATACCAACAGTACCACCAATACCAACAGTTAAAATATCACTTGTTCCATAAGCATATCCATAATTTCTTAATTCAAAGTCTGCTACACCAGTTACATTGCTAACTTCAATATCAACAGTTGCACCTGTTCCTAAACCTGCTTTAGAATCATCTGAATATATTAAAGGAATATTTTCATAACTTAATGGAGCATCAAATCTTACACCTACATCTTGAGTAACTTCACCAGATCTCTTATAGAAATGAGGATATGGAGATGATCCAGAATCACACTCAAATGTATACTCATCAATAATATTAGTTACTGCAGTTCCATCAAATGCAACATCTTGACTGGATGGCATATTATTAACTGCTCTAGGTGCAAGAATAATTTCTTCAATATAACCACCAGATTTATAGAATGTTGGAACATTAGCAACACCAACATTTATTTCAAATTCTGTATTAGAATTAATCCTTGTTATCTTAGTTCCAGCATAAGTTGGATCACCTGCTCTTGGATAACGATGCTTAGTAGCATTACTATCTTGAGAACATGTGAATACTAATGAGTTTGTAGCAACTTTAATGGTAGTTCCTTTACTTAAACTATGTGAACCTATATTCAATGCCAAATTACCTGTTGCTGGATCATAAGTTGCAGCAGATACACCATATGGAACAATTGTTGATATACCAACATCAACAGTAATAGTATCAGCAGTTGTTGATGCAACACCAATATTTTTTCTGTAAATTGGATCAGTTCTACGTGGATAAGCATGCTCACTACCATGTTGATCCATATCACAAGACAACTTGATAGATTCAGTTGCAATCCCAATTGTATTTTGTGCTATCTTAAGACCATTAGTTGTAGCACCATGCCAAGTATGAATACTTGTATTAGTAGAAGGAATAGATTCTAAAACATTAACTTCAAATGTTGTAGAACCAGTTACCGCTACCTGTAACCAATTAGTTCCTGCAGGATCTGCTGCTCTTGGATATTTGTGTTCTGTAGCATAACTATCTAAATCACATTTGAAGGTTAATGATGCATCATCAAACTTAACCCAGTCACCTGTAGTCATATTATGACCACCTGCAACAGTAACTGTCATAATACCAACATTACCATCATATTCTGCACCTGTTACAGTTGTTGAGGCAGCACCAGTTAAGTTATGACCTGGAATTGTTAATACTAGAGATCCATTAGAAGCAGTATACTCTACATTAGTTGGAGTGTACTTGGTATTTCCTCCACCAACACTAATAGAGTCTGCTTCAGCACTAATGAATAGATGATTATAAGTACCACCACTATGAACAACAGATCTACTTAATCCTCCAGTTGTAGCAGATACAAAGGTATGAACACCAACGTTTGTAGAAGGAATAGTATCTAAAACCTGAACATCAAAAGTGTCAGTAGTAATGTTAGATACAGGAATCCACTTATCATAGATTGGATCAGTTGCTCTTGGATAAGCATGATTACCACTACCAGCAGTACAGGTAAATGTTAATGCACTTTGAGCAATTCCAACATAATCACCTAATTGGAATGGATGATTAGCAACAGTAAGTGTCATTACACCTGTATTAGGATTATATGCTGCTGCAGTAGGTGTAAAGGTGTCTGTACCATCAAATGTATGGGTAAACTGATGCTTAGGACCAGAAGGACCAACATCTAAAGTAATAATACCATTGTTATGAGTAACACCATTAGGAGTTGATGATACAAATGTATGAGCACCTGTGTAAGTAGATGGAAGAGACTCCAATACTTGAACTTTAAAGGTATTAACAGTTGTATTAGCAATTCCTACCCACTGACCATAAATTGGATCATTCTTTCTTGGGTAAGAGTGTGTTGTAAGATTATTATCTTTATCACATGTAAATGTTAATGATTTTTCTGCAATTCTAATCTTATCTCCATTATGGAATCCATGACCATTAATAGTAAGAGTCATAATACCCGTTGTTGGGTTATATGCTGCATTACTTACTGTATGCTCTGTTCCATCTGCAATAATTGCAACAGATGTATCTGTAATAGTATCTCTATTACGTGGATAAGTATGAACTTCAGTACTCATACCACAAGTCATTCCTAGACCTGTTAATGCAATATCAGTACCAACTTTAAGTTTATGACCCAATAATACACTACCACCACTTACATAAGTTGTTGGAATAGTAGATATTCCTGCATTAAAGACTAAGGTATTTGCATTTGGTGCAGATATAAGTTCAAATGTATCTCCTGTTGGAGAATTCTGAGCATCTCCTGGGAAGATATCTGTTGTAATACCAACTTGAACTACACCACCATTATTCCATGTATGTCTAATACTTGATACACCAACATTAGTAGTGAATGAAGTTGCTGCTACACCAATTGTCCTAAATGAATACCCTTGAGATCCATCTGGGAAGACTGATGTAGTAATACCAGAAGTAACTGTACCACCAGACACATAGGTGTGTGGAAGAGTTGAAACACCAGCATTAAAGGTAAACTGATTTGATGCTGGTTGTGTAAGCACCTTGAAGGTATAACCCTGAGTACCATCTGGATACACTGAGTTACCATAAGTACAGTTGACACCAATATTATCTAATCTAACTTCACTACCAACTCCAATAACACCACTAATAGATGTTGCAGTAGTTACAGTACATAAACCAGTTATATTGTCGTATGTAAATCCATTAATACCAAATTGCTGACCATATCCCTCAGCACCTAAAACAGGACAAACAAAGTTTAATTCTCTTAATTTAACATCATCAGTAGCAGTTAAACCATGATTACCAACAGTAAAGATTGTAGCAATACCTGTTGTATGATCATATTGAGCACTATGTACAGCAAATGTTTGACCATAACCAACACAGGTCATTGCAATACCCGCTAAAGCAAATGTTCTACCAATAGCAGTCTGCTTTACAATTCCATGAGGAGTTGCAGTCGTAATAGTTCCAATACCAGTAGTATGTGTATAAACAAAGTCGCTAACGTTAACAGAAGTAATTCCTGTTGTTACAGTCATAATACCAGTGGTATTATTGTAAATTGCGTTAGTAATATTAATTGGTGGATAGTAATCACAAGTAAATGCTGCACCAACAATAGTAATTTCTTCACCAAGACTTAAACCATGTCTTTGAGTAGTTTGTACAGTTGTTATACCTGTAATTGAACTATAACCAACATTAATGATATTCCTTGGTTTATAGAATCTTGCAACCTTATCAACAGTTACATCAGTAACATGACCATCAGTTACAGTGGCAGTACCAACATAAGTATAACTTGCTATTCCTACACTTCTGGTTTGAATAGCAACACCAACAGTTTGCAATCCAGATCTATATCCAGATCCAGTTAAACCAATACCAATAGCAGTAATAGTACCTGCACTAGAGACTACAGCAGTACCACCTGCAGCAACTAGTGGTTGGAATCCATAACCATCAGTTGATCCAACACTAACGATAATTCCACCTCTTGGAACATCATTAACATTAATATCTTTATTCTTACTATAATCAGATACCTTACCATTAAACCCTAGAAGAGTCTGTGTATCACCATTATGTTGTTCAATCTTATAATTACCATCAATAGTTGTAATTTGGTTACCAAGTCTTTGTGGACCTTGGAATATGTCATTTATCAATATAATTGCATTACCAGCAGTAATTGTATCAATATCTTGTCCCTTATTCTGTAAAATAAATGATGTTGTAATACCATTGAATTGTGTTGATAAATCATCAAATACAACATTATTATCATATGCCTTAACAAAACTAGTAGTAAATGCTTCGTTAATTGAAGATCTTAAGAATACTCGACCACTAAATCTACTGCTAGTTGTAAGTCCTGTATAGTCAATATTATTGCTTGTACCAGTTGTTCCCATTCCAACTGGAATATCACCCCATAATGCTTCACTAAAGTGGAGATCATTATCAACAACGTTATAGTTACCAGTAAACTTAGTAATAGTTGAGAATCCAGCATGAGTTGCTGCTAAAGTACCCATCCATGCCCGTTTAACAGACATTAAACCATTTGGTTTATCAATACCAGCAACAAGCATTATCTCATCATCTATCTTGACTAGATCACCACTAAAGATTGATGTAATACCACTTACATTGACTTCTGTAGAACCAACACCAACTGCAATAGACCCTACAGCAGTTGTAACTGCAGTAGATACAATTGGAGATTGAATTGTACCATTTACTGTTATGAGTAATCTATTATTTGGACTTCTTCCTCTAAATCTATGAGTAGTACCAATACCAACACTGTTTAATCCAACAACTACAGGATTGAATCTAAGAGAATCTGTAGCAGATACTGCAACTTGAATCTTCTGATTATCAAGTTTAATTACATGGAATGATCCTGGAAGTTTTGTAGTTGTTCCAATTCCTGGTCCAAAGTCTGTAGGATCAATATCAATTGCCTTTGAGAAGTCATTTCCAGGTGGAATATAATCAATTTCTTCACCAGTTACAAAATAATGATTACCTAGATTAAATGACTCTTCACTAACATTTACAATAGAAGAATCGCTACCATCAAACGTAATATCAAATATTGGTTGTGTTTGACAGAACAATCCGAAAGATCTCTGTTCACCATCAAAATCATCACTAAAATCATCAATAGGTAGAACTCTGTTACCAATAAATTCTTGATATTTTGCTAAGAATGGTAATCCAAACAAGATCTCATTAGATACAAGTTTATTGTTTACTATAATTGATTTTTCTCTTGCAGTATCAAAATCCTGAACAGTATTAAGGTCAACAACACTTGTTAAGTCAGATACTGCAATAAATGCGTTAAGATCTTGACCAGTTCCCATTCCAACTATTGCTGGATCATAAGAATCTGCCAATAATTCAGCAAACTTTTTATATCCAGATGTATGGTTCAAATTACTGACTAAATGATCCCATTTTTCTAAGGATATTGGTGATCTTACTGAATATGAGAAATACTGATAATAGTCATTATCATGCATTCTCTGGAAGAAACGATTTAACTTACCAGTGTCCTTTTGCCATCCTTTTTTGGTTATACTATTAGAACTAATCTTATATTGACCACTAATACCATCAACAGAGGATATTAAACCTTGGTTTTGTGAAGATTGACCAATAATTACATCACCCTCAGTAAATTGATCAGCAGATCTTACTTTAAGGAACTCATTTTTAGAATCATACTCTTGAACTACACCAGTATTATTATCTTGAGCAGTTATAACCTCACCTTTTGCAAAAGAATCTTTTTCAAGAAATACTTCAAATATTGGGAAATATGCTTTAGGTGTTACTGTTCCAAATGATTCAAAATTATCAAATTGACCAGGATCTTCTCCAGGTAACAACATATCTTTAATGTTGTAAGTAATAGTTGGGAAGTCTCCTCCAATATTTGCATCTGCTGCAGTTAAAGTAAATAACTTAAATTCATAAGCAGATGAATTATATCCTCTACCAGGGAATGCTGATTGAACATTAGTATTCTCAACAATTACCTCTTCACCAACTTTGAATGGGAAGGCTTCTGCAGTAGAGAATGTTACAGCAAATGCAACTTGAACATCGCCAGTGATATTATTATAGGTTAAATTATCAATTCTTGTGCCATTTGGATTATTAGTTGGCATTAGAATTGGTGTGACATTATACAAACCAGTTGTATTTCTAACAACTTCTACTTCAGTATCACCAACATTATATCTTAAGAACGCTTCATCATTAATACGACCAGTAAATCCGTCAACAACAACAATATCTGGTGGAACAAAATAGTTTATTCCTGGATCTTTAATCCTAACGAGTCGGAATTTAGATAAAGGTTCAATCTTATAAGTTGCAGGTAATGCTGCTGCAGGTCTTAAAGTAGTATCTGGTGGATAATCAAATCCAATATCAGTTAAAACAACTTCACTTAATTGACCGATACTAGTACTTCTTGGAAGGAATAATGCTCCAGTTCCTGCAACACTAACAACCCTATCAAGATATGGTAATTTCTTATATCCTCTTCCTGTAGAATCTAAAGATATTTTACCAACAGGTCCACGAGCACTTACTGATTCGGTTGTATATTCAATTGTTGCTTCACCATCAGATGTACTATAATTGCTTCTTTCAGGAGTCTCAAGTATTGTATAATTGAAGGTATTAGTAGTTACCCCAGTAATAGTTTTAGAACCATCATACTTACTATCGACAAGTGTCAATCTATTTGGATTGAGAATATTAAAACTATCACTAAATGCTTCTACCTTAGATGCAGATGCACCAGCATTTCTAAGAGGTTTAACACCATAATATAAACTAGAAGGTGTTTTATCATCAATAATTAAAGTTAAATTAGCATTTTGTTGACCGATAATACCACTTCTAGTAACTTGGAAATCAAGTATTAAAGTACTAATCCCAACATTCTCTTGTACTGTATAGAATGGATTAGTAAAGGTATCGTCAGTATAAAGATTAAATTCAAATGCGGGGAATCCACTATTTGCTAAAGAACTATCTGATATATCAAATACAACAGTATTATTTCTATATGCTTGAATTTCTGGATTAATTGGACTAAATCTACCATAAGATGCAGTAGATATTCCAACAATTGAAATATCATCAGAAGAACTTAACTCTTCATAGAAGTAATCCGATAGTTTAATAGTATCTTCATCAATAACAATAACATAATACATTCTAGAATCTTCTAATCCACCAGTAGGAGAATCAGAGTTATGAAGAACCTTCTGACCTTGCTTAAATCCATGACCATACATGGTAAAGCTATTATTTGTAGCATTAACCTGAGTAGCAGCAAAACCAACAGGATTTATTAATAGTCTCCTATTACCATCATCATACTTAACAACAAATGTTGTTGTTATGCCAGATTTGACTTTAATATTAATTTTATCTCCATCACTCAATCCATGAAGTGCTTCAGTTTCTACTGTTGCAGTTTTCTTAATAATATCACCAGTTATAGTATCATTATAAGTTGTCTTGAATGAGTGTTCTCCTCCAGCACCAAAACTAGTAATACTTAAAAGACCAATATCATCAGTACCTACACCAACAAAAGTTCCAGTAGTACCTACACCAACTTGATTAGTTGATATACCAATAAAGTCCTCATTAATTCTTGCAACATATAATTCTGTATTGTCGGTTAACCAATAGTTTGTAGATCCTACACTGACTTGAGGACCACTACCACCTGCACCAACATTATAAATTACTTTTTCACCAGTTAATAAACCATGTCCAGGAATATGAATTCTATCTTTAATTGGACTAAAACTAGCACTATCAGCACCTGGAGTTTGATAATAAGTTTTACCTACTTTTTTAGCAGATTTTAAAACCTGAGTATCATAAGTTGCAACATAAGGAGTCATAAACTCACTTTGCTCTACCTGTACACCAGCAACATAGAAGGTAGGTCTAGCATTTAAAGTTGCTCTAATAGTAGTTCCTGACCCTACAGCAACACCATTAGCACCAAACTGTACTCTATGAGGGTTAGCGTTAGTAAGGGTTGTAAGTTTGAATCTCTTCCACTCTCTAGTAAGAGTTACCTTTTGATGGTAATAAACATTTACAGCAGTATCTTGAAGTATCATCCATACTTCTTCTCCACCTTCTTCACCCTTTAAGAATGCAGAGAATGTATGAACATTACCTGAAAGTGTGAATAAACCATTTTGAAGTACAACGGTATCAGTAGCAGAAGTTGTTGTGGCAATTCCAACCTTAGCAGCAGCAATGTTACCATCTGGAGTCTTAGAATGATAGAATGTTACTGTTCCTATACCATTACCTGCTGTAGATTTTGCCCAAGTACTTCCAGTAAGAGAAGGAGATACAGCATCTGAATAAAGGACTAAGTTCTCACTTATAAGACCAAGTGAATCTTCTGGATTAAAATAAAGAACTCTATCTAGTTTATATTGTGTTGTTGTAGTATAACCAGTATTAATAGTAAACTTTCTTGGTTTTTCAGATAATAAATCACCTGCTAAATGTGGTTGATTAAGTGAAGAACCATCAACATTTCTCTTAACTCTAATTCTAGAGTTTTTTGTATCAATATTGAGTACTTTAAACTGTTCATTATTAGATTCATATACATCATCTATTGCTATTGTTGGGAATGTTAAAGTACCAACAACATCAATGTAAGTAGTAATTCCTGTAGCACTTGCTTCAGCAAGATCCGTTGATAAGGTTAATATATTTGTAGTAACACCAACAGTATAACTCTTACTAAATTCTGTTGCTAAAATATTAAGATTTTGGATATTTACAAGATCTCCAACAGAATAATTATGAGCAGTTGAACCAAATCCAACAAATCTACCCTTACCTAAAATTGGAGAGAATTGAATACCTTCTTGTTCTTCAACATTAACAGATATTGTATCAACACTCTTACCTTCTAGTTCAGATATTCGTGCATAAACACCAGAACCACCTGTATTATCATTATTAAAGAATATATTATCACCTATAGCATATCCATCACCTGGAGCAATTATATTAACAGTTTCAACTGAACCTGGTTTTGTAGAAACTACTTCAGTAAATCCTTCACTGAATACGTTAGGTTGAATAAACCCTTTATATCTAGAATTCTTACCTCTAATAGCATAGTCACTGGTATATCTAACCCAACCACTATCATTAATATCAACAAAATCTAAACTAGAGAATTGACTAAAGTTATAACGGTTTGATTTGCCCTTATAAGTCTTTCCAATAACATAAGGGAATACTGGTTTTAAATACCCCGCAAATGGTCCTGCAACCTCCTGAGTGGAGTCAATCGTTAAAAAGTATGCATATGTACCATTAGGAAATTCAGGAGTCTTACAGAAGCGTCCATTGTGCTCATCTAAGTCTCCACCACCAACAAATGTATAATCTTCTACAAAAGTTCCAGATGCATATGAAGGAGGTCTAATTCCAGATACATCAACCCTTAATTCATAACCAGTATTAAGTCTTCTTACCTGTCCACCCTCTCTATTAGCATATCCATAAGGACCATAGATTGGATAACCATCATATGCCCAACCAACAATAGGTGAGTGATATTTTGTAGTATTAGTCTCATTATAAATGTCTGCTCTATAAAGAACAGAACCATCTACATCAACTGAAGTTGAAAGAAGTTTTCTTCTTAATTCTCTAGGAGAAAATGCATGACAATATTCAATTTCTTTGTTTGATGCTAATCCAAGAGCAAGAACACCATCATCTGCAGCAATTTCACCTGATAAAAGTAGTCTTTGAACTAAATTAACATTCCAAGTCTTAATTTTAGCATCAAATTTAGCACCACTACCAGTTGGAATGACTTTTATAAAAGTATTAGTATTTTTATAACCAAAACCAGAATTAATAATCTTAATTTCAACAATTTTTCCATTTTCAACAACAGGAGTTATAATTGCACCTGCACCATCACCAGTAATTTCTATAGATGGTACAGAATTATAACCTTCACCACGATTATTAATAATAACGTCAATAATCTCACCAGTAGATGATACAAGAGGACTTAATTGTGCATTTATACCGTTAATCAGAGTAATTACTGGTTGACGGTTATAATTCATAATTTCATTATCACCATATCCAGTTCCCTTCTGACTTAAAGATACAGATTCAATAGAACCTGTAAATAATGGTCTTACTTTTGCTCTAAAGTCTTGTCCAGCAAATGTTTGTACTCCAATAGGACCATCAACACTTACTATAATTGGTGTATATGTTAATTTGTGTTTTCCAGTTCCTTGATCAGTAAAATCAAAAAATCTATTATTTGTATAGAAGTAATCTTCATTAAGACTCTCTCCTGCACCAACTACAACTTTCCTAGCAATTCTAATATTATCCTTATCAACAACTTTAACCAAATATTGTGTAGTAGATGCAACACCAACAGGGAATGAACCACCCTCATTAATAAAGAGTACAGTTTCCTTGTCTTTATAACCGTGATTTTCTATTTTTAAAGTATTATTATTAATATTAACAGCAAAAGGATCAAAATATAATGTTTTATTCTTATACCCAGAACCACCATTAACAACTTCAACGGATGATACTATATTCTTTTTATCAAATGCTTCAATAAATTGAAGACCTTCACCATTTCCAGTAAAATCTACTGTGTTTATTCCAATAACAGCATCTTTGTAACTAGTATGTAATTTAATAGTCTTTTCATCAACTATACCAACAAAATAAATTGATCTATCAATTAAACCACCTACAACAGTTTGGTCTACACTCTTATAAACAACTTTTTCTTGTGGTCTTAGTTTATGATAAGTACTAAAACCAATAGTATTTTCATTAAGGTTTACATCAGAATATTCTTCTGCAGTGTTAAATTTAATTCTATGAGTAACACTAGATAAATTACATTTTGCTTCTGCACCGTCACCTTCTCCACCAAAAATAGATACTGTTGGATTACCACTAGAAGATATGTAATCAAAACCTTTGTCAATAATATCAATGCGTTTTAATGAACCAGTAATATTACATACACCAGTTGCACCTGTACCTACATTTGATGTTCCTGCCCCTACACCATCTTCAATATGTAATATGGGTGGATTAATAACATCATAATTTGAATCACCTACAGCAGCAACATCAACACCTTCAAGTTGACCATAATATACCAGATCACTAGACTTATAGTTCAATAATTCAACACCATTAAGGAACATTCCTATTTGTCCTGGTGTTGTATTCTCAGATTCATCAGCAATTTCAGGTTTACTGAATTTTCTAACAATATTTTGAGTTTTTATCTCTTTATTATAAAAATCTAGTAATTCTAACTTATTATTAGTTACTGTACCAAAAACCCTTACAAAAATACCATTTCTGATATTTGATTTACTTGTTGCAAGACTAATTGTACTTGCATTAACCTTTTTAACGTAATATTGACCTTCAGGAATATTAAGGGGTATATTATTATTTGCACTATACCAAATAGGATCACCACTATAAAATGGGTTTGAACCAATGTTCAACTCAAATCCGTTAAATTGACCACTGAAGAGTACTGATTGATCTTTTGGTACAATTGGTGTATTAAAGTAATCTGGTAAAGAAGGAGATATTACATAAGCATCTCTAAGACCATGATTTAATGATGTATAAACATTTTGTAAATTAGCAGATACCTTTGATAGATTTGGAAGATTGGTTGCTAAAACTTTAGATATTCCTCTTCTAATAATAAATGATAGGTTTGCAGTTACAAGATTTGCAGGTAAATTAACATCAAAGGTTTTTTCATCACCTACCCCAAGAACACTTACATCATAAGTTGTTCCATCACTAGCAATTAATACACCAATATCACCCAAAGTAAATATATGATTATCATACGTAGTTAATCTATATTGTGCTGCACCATTGATATTATTAGTTAATTTTACAATATTAGATATATCATATTCAGGTGTAATATTAGAAACCCAACTCTTATAAATTTGTTCTTGAGAATCAAATCCTAAAGATATAATTTCAACTTGATCTCCTGGTTGATAATAGTTTGATGACTCAGAATCATAAATTAATTCACCAAGAACACCAGTTATTTTAACTCTTATATCATTTCCTTCATTATCTACAGAATATGCATAGTCTGGAGTTGTTATATCAGTAGTAATTGGAATTACAACAGGAGAATTTAATCCAAAGAACTGGTTAGAAGACCTAGAAGTATAGGTAATATCGTATATAACATTATCAATAGTAACATTAAGTGTTCCAGCATCTGGAAAACTGATAGCAGAGTCAACGTCAATATAATCTTGCCCTAAACCAACTTCTGCAGTAATTCTTGTTTTAGGATGAACTGTAAATTTAAAGAGTTCAATATCTGGATTATAATCAAGACTTAATCTATAATAAGCTTGATTATCTTTTATAAGTTGTTCAACTGCAGTAATAGAACCAGTTGCTTTTTGAATTTTACCTGATTCATCCTGGAATAAAGTCCTATTAACAAGATCATTAGGATCTCCAACCATCTTCTGTACTACAAGATCCCTAACAATCCTATAATCAGCATCTGATGGTTGTAATAAAAAGTCTCTTGGTTTAACAACTGATATATCAACACCAAAAATTACTTTAAAAAGAATATCAAAGGATGAACTAGCACCCTTAGCAGAATAAAAATCTTTTAATCTAGAGACAATAATCTTTTCATTAATTGCTTCAAAGAAGGATACATCTTCAAATCCTGGTGCATATTGTGCTTTAAACTTCCTATAGAACTCAAATAAGAATAATGCATGTAAATTGTATACTACAGAACTAGTAACATGCTCTTCTACTTCAGTATCACTAAATGTTAAACTATCTTCTACTTGCCCCTTATATGATGTTATTCCACTAAATCCTCTTTCACATCCAACAAATGTAGTTGGTGTTTTAGATTGATAACTTATAATTTCATCATCAATTTGAATTAAACCATGAGTCTCAGGAAATCCTTGTGTATTATCTACTGATATTTCATCAGTAAATATACCAATACCTTCAGTAGTATTAGTATAATAAACTAACTCTGATAAATTCTCTAACCTTACATATTGATCAATATTGTTTAATATATCCGACGGACCACCAGGTTCCTCCAAAGATTCGTAATAAGATCTAAGGAATCCTTGGAATTCAGGATAATTGTCCCTAACAAAACTAGGTACCTGGTCCTGTATTAGGTGGCGGGCTTTTACTCTATTTTGCATATCCTTACAACCTTACGTATTCCTCGTCGGTGTAGCTAGATGATACTATATATCCCGATCCTGAGAGCTCTGCTCCAGAGGAAATTGTGTCGGAAACCATATTAATGTGAGATGAAGATGTACTTAATTGTAGATATAAATCTTGTTTTCCAATAATGTCATTTGACTTTGGAATAGCAGAGACCTCAATTATTTGGTCTCCAGATGCCTTTTTAGTTGTAGCAGTAATATTTAGAGCATTAATAGTAATCTCACCCTTCTTATAGTCGATTTTACCAGCATTCTGACGTACAACTACAGGTGTTTGTGTAGCATCCAACTTGAATATAACAATCTTACCAGTCATCATATCTTTATTTGGAATATCACTGAAGTAAACAGTACCTGTTATACCACTAACAGAGACCCCAGATGTCTTAAAGTTATACCCAGTAGCATCTTTAATGTGGAATTCATTACCAAAACAGATCTCATACTCTGCAAATTCATTAATTAGTACTTTTAAATCCCTTCTCATATTCATCTTTGTGATGTTTGATGTAATTGCACGATCAGAATCGTCAATTAGTTTAAGGAATTTACTGTATTTGAATCTTGATCCATACTTATTAAGGTCAGTAGAATCAGAATATTTTTCAATATTGGTTGTTATAACACTTTTTAACTGTTCTGCAGTACCTAAATTGGCATTATAGTAAACAAAAGTGTTATATTCGATATGAAGGAACTTCAAATCTACAAATTCAGGGACAATTCCTGCAACTGCATACTTTTTAAGAGCAGTTTTTAGGTTGTCTTTTATATTATTTGGTAAATATGTACCATTTCTTGGTTTTACTGTAATATAAACCTTACCAAATTTTGGTGGACTGAGTTCTTCACCACCAAAAACAGATACAGACTCAGTTTCAGGGAAGATTTGAGGTAAAATTGTCTCATAATCAGTAGCAGTTACCGCTCTATTTTGAGAAGCATATACTCTAGGAGCAAATTTTTTGATAGAAGCGATAGTCTCAATTGATGTTCCACCACCAGATGCCTCATCAGCAGTCACAATTGGTGAAGGAAGTTTGATTACGTTACCATTATTATCATGTAATCTACCTACAAAAGTAAATTCTGAGACTCCATTTGCCTCTGATGCCACTGTAGTGATGTAAGAAGCAATAATATAGTTCTTATCTTGTAATTTTCGACCAAAAATACCATCACCAAAGAAGATTTCGTACCTTTGATCGTCAATTTCGTTCAAAAAGAAGACATCATCAGTACTTTTTAGTTCAGTGATGTTATTTACATACTTATATTTCCTACTTATCGAACTTTCCTTGGATTCTCTTACATCAATTCTCAATAAAGAGCTATCAATGTTGGTATTATTGAGAATAAAGCGTTGATCTTTGTTTAACGCATCATAAGTAAAGGTTTCTGTTAAATAAATTCCTTCATATATGCTTATTTCATCAAAACTAGCAATACCACCAGACACTGGAACGGTAATATCTTCTGGAATAGAGAATGTATAACTCTGTTTACCAAAATTAGACGCACTTGTTGCCACAATACCCTTTTTAAGAGTGATTGCAGTAGGGTTTGTAGTTAAATTACTGGTAGATAGGAAGAATGATATCTTTGCTTTTGCTGATATATTTGATCTAGGTATATAACCAACGTTTCTTGCTAATGATACAACGTTCTCTCTTAGTGTTGCACCATCAATAAACACCTCATTAGAGAGCATATTGGCATTATATGCTGATATGTAAGTATTATATGCTAAAGTGTCTAATAATATAGAAAAATTAGACCCGTCAAAATCAAAATCAGTGAAATCACTGTTAGTACGCAGGTAACTTTTAACCTGCGTTTTGATTTGATCAAAATCTAAATTTGAAAAATTTACTAATGCCATCTATCGAGTCGGTAATAAGACAAATGATAATTGTTGTGGTTGTGCGTCAATACCAATTATCAGATATACTAAAGTCACATCCATTGCATTCCTATCAAAGTCTGGTTCGACCTCTACATTATCAATAATTACCCTTGGTTCGTAGTTTTTTATAACTGCTTCAATCTCTCTCCTTAAATTATCAGCAGTAAAGGAGTCTACGTTCTCAAAAAGTAGTCTATTTACTGCACACCCCAAACTAGGATTGAACATTTTCTCACCTTGGAGGGTAAGAACAAGATTTTGCACAGAACGAGAGATAGCAGACTCATTTTTAAGCACTAATATGTCTTTCGTAAGAGGATTTCTCTTTAACGACAGACTAATATCCTTAAATCCAACACTGGATCTCTCTACGGGCATGATATTTATTTAATACTATTATTTAATATCTATTTAGACACTTCCCAATCAGTTCTTTCCGTAGAAGGATCGTATAGTTCTTCTTTCGGTAAATCAACATTGCGTTTAGCAATCTTTTTTAACTGATGATCTGAGTCAGTCTCTGTAATCAGAGTCCTATTGTCAATTTCCACTAATTTGCCTCCACTATTCCTTTTAAAATAACCAGGATTATGCCAGGTATCCATTTTTTCAGGACGTATGCCGTATATATTTATCTTCGGAATTTCTTTTTATTTATTTCGTCTAATTGTGCCTCTAAAATAACTTCCATACTCCTTATATTATCATAGAGGTAATCTTCCCAATAATTATCCTCTATTAAATCATAGAGGTGATCAATATGCTCTAAAGCATACATTAGTTTGGTTTGATCATTCATTCTCATTATCAAACCCCTTTCTTACTTTCCAGTCAGCATACATCTGACCAAAGACCATACCTTCGTGAGACTTAATCTCCGCACCATCAAGAAGTTCTATCTGTCTCTTAGATAGTTTTCCCTTCCGCATCTCTTTGTATTCTTCTGGAAAACGAGCGATTGCGGTGATTAAGTCTTGTACGTTCATCTACCTTGTCCTTTGTATCTTTTTTTAGCACTATTTCGAGACGTTGCTGCATATTTTGTATGCTTGCCTCTTCCTTGCCGAGTTTTTTTGGGGATTGTCTCTACAAATTGGGAAGATCCCCATGCTCCTGATTTAGTTTTGACGGGCATTACTATCTCCGTTGTGGTTGTACATCAATTTTATCTGGGTCGATATTATTCTCACTGTCCGAGAAAAAGCGGTCAGCATAATCTTGTATAACTTCACCCAGTTCCTCTTCGGTGAGACACTTATAAAGTAACTCACCGTTATAATAAAGGTTATAAAGGGTTCCGTATGTCATTAGATAACACGCATCTTCTCGTGACCGACTCTGATACGAGGATCGCACCAAGTCTCTACCTCTGCTTCTTTGGCATCTAGACAGAATGAGACATCTTCGCCACACATGTCCTGAACATTGCCTGACTCAAAGACTTGCATCTTAGGGGCAAACCAAGGATATTCGAGACGCTCAAATACACCCTTACGAATAAGAACCCAACCAAATCCTGTGTAATCGACAGTAAAAGGTTTGCGTCTCTTACTCATAGACTCTACTGTTTCATGATTCATAACTCCACCGTTCTTACGGAAGTCATCTTCATCTAACCAGTGAGCAACTGAGGTAGTGTGACCATCTTCAGTAGCATACCAACCTGCTGCAATCTCTCGCTCTGCGACAGCATTGCCTTCTTTGTCTGGACCAGGAACTGCTAGATCACATAACTGCCAGAACTTCTCTGTATTGAATACTATGTCACTATCAATCCATAACTGATAGTCATATTTAAGTTTACCATCCCAAGGTATCTGTTTAGGACCACGTAATACGTTTGCTCCTAATACTTTGCATCTTGCAAAGTTAACCATAGATGAATAGTCTTGTGAGATCTGGATACTCATCTGATTTTGAACTAAGTCAAAACAGAGTTGTACGAAGTTCTTCATGAACTGATAAGAACATCCTCTACCTGGTAAGCAGAAGACTATTGCCTTACCTCTCATTCTTTGTTTAATCTCGTCGTAATTCCATTCTGCTTCTTTCTTCTTAGGTGCAGCAGCCTTCACCGTAAATCCCTTTGCCATAACCTTTGGTAATGTAGTTCAATTTTACTGTAATGTAATCCAATTGTCAATAAGAACCTTCCGTAAGTTCTTTGTCTACCTCATTATCAAGTTCTTCATAATCTAACTTATCTGGATGGTTTTTAATCTTTTGTTCCCAATGCTTATGGAATGTCTCTTCAGACACACAGGGGGCAATACAAGTTTCTTCGTCGTAGATATGGTAGATTTTTTCGGTCATGAGTAAGTGTAGTAACAACTTAGATTATCTAAGGGGGCACGAACTATTAATGAATGAGTTTACTAGACCCAGACCGCTCTGAATGCCCGTGATTATTTATCGACCCTTTTGAGAGGATTTTTTCCCTGAGAATTTTTCTATATGCATTATAACACACACTCGAATTGTCACCTCTGTAGGTTAGGGTCTCTATCCATTTTTATTTCGCACGGCCGCTTCGCTAATCGGCACACGCCCCAAAATCACTGTCAAATACGACTACTGTCTGTAGGCATGTCATCACGAATGACTACCACGCATAGGCATAAAAAAAACCCCTGATTGCTCAGGGGCGGTTGCACTCATGCGGTGCTTATGCCATAACCAGAGAGGCGAGGCGATCACGTTTTCTGATTTGGTTAATTGACCAGAGATGCCTTCTACCTTTTTTACGGGTGGCGGTTAATACTCCAGCGTCCTCAAGGTCTACCATGAATCCATGAATTGTTCCCTTGTGGCGAACTGGGTCTAGTCCCATAGTGCGGACTAACTCGCTGCAAGTTAGTTGACCATGCTTGATTAGACCTGATCGAATTTTGCAACGAATGAGTGATGATAACATAGCGTCCTATGTGATGTGTTTACTCTTCTATTATAACCATAAAAAAAACCCCTTAGTGGGGTTTGGGTCTTATCTGTAACAAAAGTTTAGATAAGGTTTTTATGTATTCTGCGATAGGCAACCCATGTGATCGCTTGAATTTCAGATGCGGTTAGGATTTCGCCAGTCTCACTTTCAGTAATGCTGCTAATTTCCATTGCTGCTTTTCTGTAGTCATCTTGTATAAGTTTGTATGTCTTAGGGGTCATATTAGGAACGTCTCTTAAAGTCGTTACTGTCCCATTCCATACATTGTAAGAATGACCATCAATAGTGCAATCAGTGGTTTTCCCGT